CGAAAGATATAGAATCAAACAATTGCCTCTACATGACTGGGATCGCGCATGTCACACTCTTTACAGAGAGGACAATGAAAACGCAATACCACGAGTCAGGTTGAACATAATACCAGAGACGGGAGGGAGGTATAGAGTGGCGGGTGCCGGACAAGCCGGCCTCGTCGCGCTACTACACCCCCTATCAGCCCAAGTCTCAGGAATGCTGAAGAACTACGGCCCGTTAAAGGCCATATTTCGAGGTAACCCGGAGGGAGTACTCAAGAGGCTACAGAATGTACCCAATAGGCAGAATATCTATTCCACCGACATGAGTCAAGCCACCGACTTAATCAACCAACACGCATCCAGGATCGTAATCGAGGAGTTGTCCTCCAAACTAAATTGGACGACAATCCAGCGCCAAGCGGCACTAGACAGTGTTGGACCTGTTGCACTTGTCTACGAGGGTGAAGAATTGTGCTCTACAACGAGTGGAACCCAACTAGGGCTCCCTCTATCGTTCTGTATACTTTGCATCCTCAACGCATTTGCATTGAAGGGACTCAGTAAACGGAACAGACAGACAAGCTCGCTCTTCGGCGATGATTCCATTATTACTGCGCCACCCAATGAGTGGTCAAACTACGTGTCAAGACTCGAATCCCTAGGGATGAGAATTAACCTTCGTAAGACCCACACTTCTCGTGTGGGCGCAATCTTCTGTGGAACCATATATCGCAGAATAGGCACAAAGTTCCAGATTTTGACAAAAACAAAATTGTCTAATCTGTTCCCCGCAGGCAATAAGACATGGATTGAACGTTTAGACGCAGGCATTGAAGCCGTTAAGGGTTTTCTTCCAGCTAGGCCGACGAAAAAGTCGAGCCAAGAAGCTAAGAAGGCTCAAGCGTATATACTAACCTCGATGAAGGAGACGTTGTCTCCCTTCCAAGGAAAAATATACCCGAACTTACCCAAAGAATACTACGGACTTGGTTTCCCCCTGCTCCCCGGCAAAATGCCAAGGAGATATAGGAAGATGTTAGCCGTAATGTTCGCATCAAACGATCGTACTCATATAATGAGAACCATGAATCGCGCAACATGTGTATGGACAACCGTGGGGGTTCATCCCGAAATAAAGGCGAAACTAGAAGAAGTTAACGCTCTGGCAGATGCAGAACTTATTTCGGGCCCAGGGTCGTATGATTATAAGTCAGTGATATCCAAGGCAATTCCCGTTGCAATTGGTGACGCCACACTCCGATTGGATGTGGATAAAGTCAACAAAAGATTTAGGAAATCGCCAGGACAAGTAGCCAAAGTACTCACTCGCAGAGTGAGAGCTACCACTGAAC